AAAAAAAGGAGATTCTTATGCTGATATTCCTAACTATATTAGGCACTATGTCGAATCAACCGAACGAGGCCACATTATTAAAATTCTTACTGAAACAGGACTCCAAACATATAATTGTAAGTGGAAAGAATACAAAAGAGCAAACCCTCTTACCAAAAAGAAAACCTAAAATTAAATAAGACCTAAATTTCTTAGTTCTTGCGGTGGCCGTTGTGCGCTACACATTGGACAGTCTATACGAATCTTTTCTGACTCTGAAGTGTCTTTCCAAACCCAAACTTCTCTAAGTCCTTTACATCGTAAGCAATCAATATTCTTATTTTTAATGTTCTTCTTTACGTTCATTAGACCCTCCAATTACTATTATTGTTTCTTTTTCTAACGGTTCCAGATTGTGTTCAAGATCAGAGCTAAAGAAAGCCATTTCATTCTTTTTTAGATTAATTTTTTCAAACGGACTAAAATCAATTGTAACTTTACCACCTTTAAGTGTAATAATAAAACTGTTCTCCTCCTCAGTTTTATACATTCTTTTATTAAAACAACCCTTTTCGTTGAAATGAATATATTTTATTTTATAAATATTTGTATTTTTTGGTAAAACATTTTGTAAAACTTTTTTAATATAATTAAATTTATCCTTACCATTTTCTTTGTAGTTTAAAATATTCCAAGTCATAGTTCCATTTGTAAACTTATCAGTAGAGAAAAATTTGTTTTCCTGACACCAACCGTAAATGTTTAATAATTCTTCACCTATCTCTTTTTGAATATCTAAGGTTTGTAATTTCGGATTATAAATCATCCTTTGCCTCACCCCAACTTCTTCCCAATGCTACATCACATTTAAATGGAACCTTTAAATTTTCAACTGCATTTTCCATTTTATCTGTAATAACCTTAATATCTTTATCTGTTCCAATACTAAAACAAAGCTCATCATGTATCTGTAATAATGGTAAATGTCCTGCTTTATAACAATCAATCATAGCTTGTTTTGCTTGGTCTGCAGCCGAACCTTGTATCAATCTATTTAAAGCTTTATATGTAAATGCTCTTCTAATATTATTACCATAATTAGCTTTAGCCTCGTTGTAATCCATAGCTTGGTTCATACCAAATGTTGCTGGTTCCCATTTATTAAATCTACACTTACGGCCTTTGATAGTTCTTATAAAACCAAATTTGCTTGCTGATTGAGTTACAGCACTTGCTAATTTCTTTACAAAAGGCACTCTAGAATTATATTTGTTTAAGAGGATCTCTGCTCTTTCTTTATCAATACCAAGTTCTTTAGAAAGTTTAGCTTTACCCATTCCATAAAATAATCCAAGATTAATTGTTTTTGCTTGTGTTCGAGATATCCCTGCCATATCAGCTACAATTTGATGAAAATCTGCTGATTCGTCTGCATAAGCTTGAATAAATTCATCAGAACCATCTAGACGCTCTCCGATAGACGCTGAGTAATGTGCAACTAAACGTGGCTCCTGCTGTGAATAATCAAAAGAACCCCACTGTCTGCCCTCCTCTGGAAGAAATAGAGACCTTATTTTGTTACCATACTCTTTGTTCCTAGCTGGTATTTGTTGAAGATTAGGATTTGCATAAGATAGTCTTCCTGATACGGTTCCACCTTGATCTGATCTTAACTGATTTATTTCTGAATGTATCCTACCCTTGTGTACATATCTTTGTATTGAATCTATAAATGTAGAATGAAATTTATTTATTTCTCTTGCCTCTCTAACTAATCCAGCTATTGGATGCTCACAATTTTGTAACCAATTAGTTGTAAAGGATGGTTCATCAGATTTTGCAGTTCTAGGATACTCAACACCTAACCTATCAAAGACTTGTGCAACACTTCTAGCAGCCCAAATATCTATGTCTAATGTTGTTTCTTTTTTAATCTTTTGTAAAACCACTTTTTCTTTAGATTTAAATTCTTTCTTTAATAATGCAGCTTTTGCTTCATCAACTCTTATACCTGTTTGCCTCATTTTAATTAAAATAGGAAGTAACTCCATTTCCATTTCCCAAACATCATTAATAGATTGTTTTTGTATCTCACCTTTAAATCTTTGCCAAAGTTTAAGTGTAAGCGCTGCGTCTTGTTCTGCGTAAAAGCCAACATAACCTGCAGGCATTTTCCATAGATCTTGTTTTGGATCGATACCCCACTCTTTTGCTTTTTCTTTTAAAAAAGTTTCATTTTTAATCTCACCAAGATAATCTTTTGCGCACGCATTAAGAGAGAAGCTCCATCTATTTTCATCTATCAAGGCAGCAGTGACCATTGTATCTACAATTTTTCCGTTTATCTCAAAACCATTAGCAAGTAACCAACCTACATCATAAGATGCATTGTGAAATATTTTTGTGCTGGGTCTCTTTAATAAATCAACCATGAAGGCTGTTGTTACAGCTAAATCCATATTACCACCTGCATCATGTTGTATTGGGAAATACCATTGCTGACCAAGAGCAGCAACTGCAAAACCTACTATCCCCCCATCAAAAGTTGCCCACCCAGATCCTTTATTTTTTAAATTTGGATCTTTTGTTTCTAAATCTATTGCAACCTCATCTGCATTTCTTAAATCAGGATATTCTGATGGCGCTACCCAATCGCTATCATTGTATATAAAATTTAATTGATGACTCATGCGTCTTGCATCTGGGCTACCATAGCTGCCCATTCCTCTTCTTTTTCAATAGAATCATCAGGTATTTCTATCTTCTTTTTGTTTTTTTTCATAAAATCTATCTCCATTTCACAGTAATGGATTATTTTTTCTAAATCTTGTATTCCACCTTTATTTTTGTATCTGCACGTATATCTAATTACATTGGCTTGAAAAGGATTTAAATTGTTTTCTTGAACAAATGTCCAAGGTTCAATGGTAAAGGATTTATAATGAGATCCACCAATTTGTTTTTTAGACATAGTTACTTTTATACAATTTATAATATTTACTCAAGGGAAAATGGTATTTGTGATAAGTTCCAAGTAAATGTAGCGTGTTAATACTTCGTGTAACTCCTGTATACCAAACCCTTAGTTCTTTTACTCTATCCTCTAAATTCTTTCTGTCAAAATGTGATGGAAAATTACACTTAGCTGATATTACAACATTGTCTGCCTCTCCTCCTTTGACTTGATGTATTGTATCTATAATGATTCGTGCTTTAATATCTAGATTAACTTCACTCTTTATAAGCTTTCTAAAGTACATTTTTTCCTTGTCCTTGAATTTTCTTTGAAAAGCATCTAACCAAGGTTTGCGCTCTTCTACCATTCCACCTTGTAAATGTAATTGTTCAAAATTGAATACTTGATTAGGGTGGGCAAAGCTCCACTTTTTGCTGTCCGCTGATCGGTAGCCGTGATCTATGTTTAATAAATAGTTATACATATTGCACGCGTCTTCTCTTGTTATAGCGCCACCATCACATATGTTTTGCCAATCACCAATAGCTTTCCATTGATTAATATCAAATGATTTGTTTCCACGCATATCTTGAAAATACAGTCCTAATTTTCTAGCTTCCTCCTGCATCTCTTTTTTTACATCATTGATTCTTGCAAGCACCATCCAAGATCCTTGTATCTCCCAAGGTATTTTTTTTAATGTGCTCCATTTATAAATTTCACCATCACTACCGTTAGATGTAAACTCTTTCTTAATTCGATGTCCTTCCATACCGTTTAAAAGACATTTAGAAAAGAAATGAACTTTTTTATTTAATCTTCTAGATTGTTTAAGTATTTTAACTTTACCAGGAAAAGTTTGAAAGAAAATAACATCAGCACCATTCCATTCATAAATAGCTTGATCGTCATCACCTGCTATATAAACCTTATCTGCATTCATAGCTAATTTCACAACCATGTCCCACTGCAGAGGGGTAAGATCTTGAGCTTCATCCACCATCAATATTTTAAAAGGCAATGCTAAACCTGACTCAATGTATTTTTGAACCATGTCTGTAAAATCTAATCTATCATTTTTAAACTCTCCAGGTCTAGATTCATAAGTTTTATATTGTTCATATCCTGCAATAATAGATTTAAATTGTTGTAATCTTACTTTCTTTCTAGGTTCTTTTTTGTAAAGATCTATCGGATCCATCTTCATATTTCTTGCTCGATCGTAAATTTGTAAGGACCAATTGTTGTAAACTCTTTGGTCATCCCAAGTGGGTTTGTAGTTAATTTTAACTGTACCGTATTGAGTATGAAACTGTAGCATGTCTACCTTTGGATCTAACACAGGTATGTCAGAAAATTGTTGTCTAGCTAAACTATGTAAAGTTCTGAAATATTTAAAATCATCTTCATCGTAACCTTTAAATTGTTTACGAACTCTATCTCTACATTCTTCAACAGCTTTATTTGTAAATGAGATATAACAAATCTCATCAGGTGAGATACCTCTTTTTAAAAATCTTGCTACTCTTTTTAAAAGTCTATGAGTTTTACCTGTTCCTGGCGGACCAAAGAACTTAATTGTTTTCCCATGGAGCTTTTGCTTTAGTAAATTTGACATCTTTGTTTCTGTGTTCTGTTTGTTTTGGTAACGTGGCAACCCAGTGTCTTGCTTGTATGCCTTGAAATTTTGCTTTTTTCTCACAACCTGCTCCTTGTAAGAATATAGTACAATCTTTTTCTGACCAATTGTAGCCTTGTTTTTTCATGAATTGTCTAAAAGTCTCAAGTTTAAATCTAATTTCTTTACCGTCTTGAAAAATATTATCATGTTCTATTTGATCAAACTCTGTAATTGTATCTGTGTCTTCAAAGAATTTTATTATCCTAGTATTAAATACTTCTTTTTTCTCTTCTTCTCCATCAAAACCTTCCATATCTTGTTTGTTAGATATTAATTCTTCTAACCAATCTCTATAAGGATCGGGATCTCTCTTACTTGGTTTAAGTGGTCGCCATACTATATCGTAATTTAGTAATCGTTCTCCTAATAATTGTTGTTGATACAATTGTTTCGTATCTAATTTAACAACTTTACCTTGAATTGGTAATAACCAATAAGGGTCAGGATATGAATTAACTTTAACTAATTTACCAACTTCGGGAATTGCCTCATTTAAACCTATACCAAATTTTCTTTTTGCACATTGTGTTGATCCATTACAATACATTCTTGCTACGGATGTTCCACACTTATACGAGTAATCTTTCTTTTCTACTTGCTCTATAACTTTAGCTATTTCCTTTGGTGTAAGAGGTGGCACGCATATGGTTTTGTTCATTTCTCTAATCTCAGCTTCCCAATAGTCTTTGTCTTCATTTACTTTTTTACACAAAACTCCTACATTAAACATGGCATCATTACGGCCTTCACCTTCTCTTATTTGATTTCTAATAAATTTGTTAACACAATTAGGCCATTGTTTGTTTTCGGTGTCCGTTGCTGTCTTAAGTTTATTAAATTGTTCTTTTGTAATTATAAATTGTTTTACATACTCTATGTATTTATCAAATGATAAACTTTGTGCTTCATCATCCATGGCACATCGTGTTGGAAACTTTGCATTGTGATAAGGTAAATTTACAAATTGACCTTTTTGTTTGTCATCCCATTTCTCAGGAGTTAAATCTACCGTGTCTTGCGCAGGAAATATATCAGTTTTAGTATCATTGACACCAAGATCAGAGGCAATGCCTATCATCTTTTTTCTCA